TGTGTATGTAGAAAATGCTGGTGCCGCAGTAGGTCTTACAGACGGAACGATTTATTATGTTGCATCTGTAAATGCTGCAACAATCGGACTTTCTGCAACTTTTGACTTCCAAGCAAATACTGCTGGTTCTGCTGTTGATATTTCAGTAGATACACTTTCTCCAAATGTCGCTGGTGGTAACATTTATAAAGTTTGGTATATGCCAGATGAGTTTGAAAATACTGCAACCGCAGCTGCTCCTGCAAACACTGCAATTAAATTGTTCGCAGATGCAAACGACCAAGTTGTAATTAATGTTGCACAACAAACTGTGTTCACATTGTCAAATGCGCCAGGTACATATGCAGTAGAAAATCAATCTATCGCTGCAACAAATGATGTTGATGGTGTATATGCTGCAACAGACTATAGTATCGCTGCGAATAGTGCAGATTTTACTTTCCTTTCAAATGCACCACTTACAGGTGAAACAGTAACTATTACTGTTCCTGCAAGACGTTCATTTACACTTGGACAAGCTGTTACTGCGACACAAACTGTAGAGGTTACTGTTAATGGTGTTCCATACACAGAAGGTGCTACAAATAATGGATTTAGTTTGGTTGGAGATAGAACAAGAATCTTGTTTGCAACCGCTCCTGCTGGTGGTGACGCCATCGTTGTAAGAACAAACTTACCAGAAGAAACAACATATACATTTAGTACAACAGTATATCTTCCAAACAAAGATGCGTTTGACGCACTTGGGTTTGGTAATGCTGGATTTAGTGGCCACGAATTTGCATTTAAAGATTCTGGTGCCGTTGGTAATAGATACAAAATTTATCTTGTAGACGAATCTTCATATGATAACTTTGTAATCAACGAACCATCAATTGCTGCAGTTCTTAGTGGTGCTCCGAATGCTGATGATAATACTGTTGACCCAGTAACTAATGATTCACAAGGTATTTCAATCGTTGTTACTGAAATGTCTCCTGCTGGTGAAACAGTAGTAGAAGTTTTAGAAAATATGTCAAAAGCAAGTAACGGTAAGACAGAAGATGGTACAAACATCTATTATGTTGACCGTATTAATAATTTGTCTAATTATGTTTATGTCCTTAACCATCCAACAGGTACTACCGATTGGGGTCAAGATATTACACTAACAAAGACAAGTTTTGCAAGACTTAATACAACAGGTTCCGCAACTGGTGCAGAACAATATGTTGAAAGAGAGTTTGGAAACGGTAGAAACGGAATTGCACCTACTACTGGTGCGTTCTCTAACGGAACAGATCTATTTGCTGATTCTGAAAATGTTGACATCGCCTTCTTACTTGCTGGTGAAGCACTTGAAATTGCATCTAGTGTAGATGCTGCAAGAGCTGCAGCTGCAAAACTTATCCAAGTTGCTTCTGATAGAAAAGATACGGTTGCATGTCTGTCTCCAAGATATGCAGATGTAGTTACTGATGCAAATGCAAGAAGTTCAGATGCACAAATCGCATTCTGGAGAAGTGTTGGTTCAAATAACTATGCATTTGTAGATTCGAACTATAAATATCAGTATGATAAGTACGCTGACAAGTTCCGTTGGGTTCCATTCAATGGAGATGTTGCTGGTTTGATGGTTAGAAGTGAACAAGAAAGAGATGCATGGTATTCTCCTGCTGGATTTAACCGTGGTAATGTCAAAAATGTTGTTAAAACACTTCAAACACAAGACAAAGCAGACAGAGATTCGTTGTATAAAAATGCAATCAATCCAGTCGTTAACTTCTCTGGACAGGGAACAGTATTATTTGGTGACAAGACATTCACTACCAAGAGTTCTGCATTTAGTAGAATCAATGTTAGAAGATTGTTTATTGTACTTGAAAAGTCTATTGCTGCTGCTGCCAAGTTCACTCTGTTTGAGTTCAATGATGAGTTCACTAGATCACAGTTTACATCTCTCATCGAACCATTCTTGCGTGAAGTGCAAGGAAGAAGAGGTATTTACGACTTCAGAGTAGTTTGTGATGAAACAAACAACACTGCCGAAGTGATTGATCAGAATCAATTCGTGGGTGACATCTACATTAAACCTGCAAGATCGATCAACTTCATTCAACTCAACTTTGTTGCAGTTAGAACTGGTGTTGATTTTGATGAAATTGTTGGTGCAGTTTAATATAAATAGATTAGAAAACAGGAGAAAATAAACAATGGCATTCAACATAGAACAATTTAAGTCAAACTTTGCAGATGGTGGCGCTCGTCCTAACTTATTTAGAGTTAGAATGAATTTTCCTGCTGGGGTAGGTGCTGCCGCCCCAACAGAACTTGCATTCGTTGTAAGGGCTGCTCAGATTCCTTCAGCAACAATCGCTCAGATTGATGTCCCTTACTTTGGTAGACAGGTAAGGGTTGCTGGTAATAGAACATTTGAACCATGGACTGTTACAGTAATTAATACTGAAGAGTTTGCAGTAAGAAATTCATTAGAACAGTGGATGAACGCAATCAATCAGCATAACTTGAATACACAACAGTTTGCATCAAATTCTCTTGCCGCCTACAAATCAAACGCATTTGTAGAACACTACGGTAAGGATGGACAAGGAAGTGTTATCGCTCGCTATGAGTTCAGAGGATTATTCCCAACTGAACTAGGTGCAGTAGAACTTTCTTGGGACGCAAACGATCAGTTGGAAGAATTTACAGCAACATTCGCATATGACTATTGGCAGCACGATAACGTTGTAACTTCTTAATTTAAATAATTAAAGAGTTGGATATAGTATGGAAATTAAATTATTTGGCTTCACTCTTCTAAAGACTGGAGAGGAAAACAAAAATCTTAAATCATTCGTCCCACCAAGTGGGGCGAATGATGAAGACTCTCTAGAAGTTTCTTCAAATTTTTACAGCACATTTTTAAATTTAGAAAATACCGCAAGAAGCGATCAAGAACTTATCGATAGATATAGAGATATGTCAATCTATCCAGAAGTCGAGGTTGCGATTGACGATATTGTTTCTGAAGCAATAGTTAATGAAACGGATGATTATCCAGTTAAATTATTAACTAAAAATCTTGAGCAAACAGAAACTGTAAAAAATAAAATCACAGAAGAATTCAATAACGTTTTAAATATTCTTGATTTTAAAAATCAAGGATACGATATCTTTCGTTCTTGGTATATAGATGGAAGACTTTATTTCCATATCATTATTGATGAAAATAAACCAAAAGAAGGTATCAAAGAACTCAGAAAAATTGACCCACGCACTATCAAAAAAGTTAAAGAAGTAGAAAAGGACGAAAAGCCTGGTGGGCCAACATTAATCAAATCAGTAAAAGAATTTTATTTGTATAATGAAAAGGGTGTCATTAATGGTGCAGATAAAACCACAGGCATTCCCATTTCTCCTGATGCGATTGCATATGTGAGTTCTGGACTAAAAGACGCTAAAAGAAATTATACAATTGGGTATCTACATAAAGCAATCAAGGCATTGAACCAACTAAAAATGGTGGAAGATTCTGTAGTAATATACAGATGGACAAGAGCACCAGAAAGAAGAGTTTTCTACATTGATGTTGGCAATCTTCCCAAAGTGAAGGCGGAACAATATATCGCCGACATTATGAATAGATATAAGAATAAAGTTGCGTATGATTCATCTACTGGTGAAATTAAGGATGAACGCAAACATATGTCTATGTTGGAAGATTTTTGGTTCCCTAGAAGAGAAGGTGGTAGGGGTACAGAAATTGAGACTCTGCCTGGCGGAACAAATCTTGGGGAGATGGAAGATGTACTATACTTCCAGAAAAAGTTATATAAATCTTTAAATGTTCCTGCATCTAGATTAGAACCAGATCAGTCTCTTGCATTGGGAAGAGCGACAGAAATTTCTAGAGATGAATATAAATTTAACAGATTTATCGTTAGACTTAGAAATCAATTTAGTAATTTATTTTTAGACTTACTTAAGACACAATTGATTTTGAAAGGTGTGATTACATCAGAAGAGTGGAAATCAATATCACAAGAATTGATTTTTGATTTTACACAAGATTCATATTATTCAGAAATTAAAAATTCTGAAATGATTAGAGATAGAATTACACTTGCTGGTGAGATGGCAGATCAAATCGGTAAATACTACTCTAATACTTGGGTGCAGAGAAACATTCTAAAACTCAGTGATGACGAAATTAAAAATATGAAAGATGAAATTACGAAAGAGGCGGATGATCCGCTTTTTGGTAAACCAAAAGAAGATGAGGGTTTTTAAATGACAGAGAATGAAGATAATATAAATAATAAAACAATAGATATTGTAGACAATTCTGTTTTAGGCAAAGCGTCCGTTGTTGCTGATAATATTAAATCAGTACTTGATGCAAAGAGACAGGAAGAAATCGACAATTACAAGCAGGATTTTGCAAAAACAATGTTTAATAATCCAGCGCATAGTGATGTTGAAAGTGAAGAATAAATATTAAAAGGGTTTAAAAGATGCATTCTTTTTTAGAATTCTTGGAAGATGACTTAGATGAAGCTGTTAAAAGAAAAATAGTCATTAGAAAAGGTAAGAGAAAAATTAAATATGTGTCTGATAAGGCCGGTTATAAAGTAATTAACAAGAGAGAGATCAAGATTAATCCAGGCGATATGCGAAAAATGAGTATTAGAAACACTCGTTCCGCAAGAAAAAGAAAAGGCAAGGTTAATGTTGCAAATCTCCGTAGAAGAAGATCACTTCAAAGAAGGACAGGACTATGAAACTAATTACAGAAGTAGTTGAAGACATTCTGGTAGAATCCAAAGGAAAAGACCTTTTTATTGAAGGTATTTTCTTACAATCAAATGTCAAAAATAGAAATGGTAGAGTGTATCCCACAGAAGTTCTCGAAAGAGAAGTTGAGAGATATAACGAAAACTACATTCAAAAAAATAGAGCATTTGGAGAACTTGGACACCCAGAAGGCCCGACTATCAATCTGGAAAGAGTTTCCCATATGATTAAAGAGCTTAAGAGAGATGGTGATAATTTTGTTGGCAAAGCAAAAATTATGACAGACACTCCTTATGGTGCTATCGTTAATAACCTTATTAAAGAAGGTGCATCTTTAGGTGTTTCTTCTAGAGGTATGGGTAGTGTAAAACAGTCTGGTGGTGCAAATGTTGTTCAAGATGATTTTTATCTTGCAACCGCCGCAGACATCGTTGCAGACCCTTCTGCGCCCAATGCATTTGTAGAGGGTATTATGGAAGGTAGAGAGTGGGTTTGGGACAACGGTATTATTAGAGAAGCTCAAATTGCAGAATACCAAGACTCTCTCAAAAAGGCCAAAAGGCAACAATTAGAAGAAACAAAACTGAGAGTTTTCAAAGATTTTGTGTCAAAACTTTAAATATTATAAATAAATATAAATTAAAACTCTAAGGAGAAACAAAATGGAAGATTTAAAAAACGAAGATATGATTGAAGAAGTTGTTGCTTCTGAAGCCGAAGAGATTGATTCTCAGGTTGAAGAACTAATTGACGACCTTCAAGAAGATCAAGAAAATGTCACTGAGGCAAAAGCTTCTAAAAAAGAGGATGCCCATGAAGACGAAGAAGAAGAAGAGGACGAAGCTGAGGAATCAGTAAAGAAAGAGTCTAAATCTTCTAAGAAAGAAATGGCAGATGATGAAGAAGAAGACGAAGATGAAGTCGCAGAGTCTAAATCATCTAAGAAAGAAATGGCAGATGATGAAGAGGATGATGAAGACGAAGAAGAAGTCAAAGAATCTCCTAAGAAAAAAATGAATGCATCTTACAAAGTCGCCAAAGAAGATATCGATGTAAAAGAAGATGTCGATGCAATGCTTGCTGGACAAGAACTTACTGAAGAGTTCCAGTCACAAGTTAAAACCATTTTCGAAGCAGCTGTAGTTGCTAAAGTAAACGAACAGTTGGAAAAAATGTATGAAGATTATGAAAAAGAACTTCATGAGGAAGTTTCTCATATCCGTGAAGATATTTCAGAAAAAGTGAATGAGTATCTTACTTATGTCGCTAAAGAGTGGGTTGAAGAAAATAAACTCGCCGTTGAAAACAAACTGAAATTAGAAGTTATGGAAAACTTCATGTCAGGACTCAAAACTCTGTTTGAGGAAAATTATGTTGATGTGCCAGAAGATAAAATTGACCTTTATGGGGATGCGTTATCTTCTCTTGAGGAAAAAGAGACAAAATTAGATGAGTCAGTTCAAAAAAATATCGAATTGACAAAGAAAATTGAATCTCTAGAGACCGAGATCATTCTAAAGGATGTAACAGAAGGTCTTACAGTTTCACAGGTTGAAAAAGTAAGAACACTTTCTGAAAGTGTTGATTTCGTGAACGCCGATGATATGAGAAATAAGATTACATTGATCAGAGATAATTATTTTCCATCTGAAACAAGTGTGGAAAGCGAAAGTATTCTCGCTGAGAGTGCATTAGAAACTTCTGTAGAGGATTCGCCAGTGGTTAAAGAGGAAAATAAATTTCAATCGGTTATGGATATTTATGCGAGAGCACTAAATAAACCTAAAGATTAAAATTTTATAAATAATATTATAGAACAAACATTATCTATTTAAGGAGAAAAAAATGCACGACTATAACGAGAACTTTGTTCAACAGTTAAAAGAAAAGTGGGCACCTGTTCTTGACCATGGTGAACATGCCGAGATTACAGACCCATACAGAAAGGCAGTAACTGCTATTCTTCTTGAGAATACAGAACAAGCCACAATCAAGGAAAACGCCTTAGGACGTTCTTCTTTGGATCAACTTAACGAAACACCAACAAGTGTTGCACCTACAGGTGCTGCTTCTGGTAATATCCAGTATGCAGACCCAGTCATCATTTCGATGCTTCGTAGAACTGCACCAAACCTAATGGCATATGACCTTTGTGGTGTACAACCAATGACAGGACCAACTGGACTTATCTTTGCGATGCGTTCACGTTATTCTTCTCAGACTGGTACAGAAGCATCATTCGATGAAGCTAACACAGAGTTTTCTGGTGATGTTGCAGGACCAAATCACTCAGGTACAGATCCATTTGCTGGTGCTGTTATTGCTACTGGTGCATTGGATGAAACTGGTTCAACAGTAACAACTGGTGTCGCTGGTGCAACTGCACAGGGTGAATTGTTAGGTAACGGTTCTACAATGACTGCAGACGGTCACTTCAACCAAATGGCATTCTCAATTGAGAGAGTATCAGTAACTGCGAAAACAAGAGCATTGAAAGCTGAGTACACAACTGAACTTTCACAAGACTTGAAAGCAGTTCATGGACTTGATGCAGAAGCAGAACTTTCAACAATTCTTTCTACAGAAATCACTGCAGAAATTAACCGTGAAGTTCTTCGTACAATGTACGGTATCGCAAAACTTGGTGCTCAGTCTCAAGTAACTAACACAGGTGTTTATGACCTTGCAACAGACGCTGACGGACGTTGGTCTGTTGAGAAGTTCAAAGGACTTATGTTCCACATTGAGAGAGAAGCAAACACAATTGCTAAAGAAACTCGCCGTGGTAAGGGTAACGTAATCGTTTGTTCTTCAGACGTTGCTTCCGCACTTGCAATGGCAGGTCTTCTTGACTACAACCCACAAATGTCAACAGGTTTGAATGTTGATGACACTGGTTCGACATTTGCTGGAACACTTAACGGACGTTTCAAAGTATACATTGACCCATACTTCTCGTCTGCAAACAACACCGACTTCGTAATGGTTGGATTCAGAGGTACATCTCCATATGACGCTGGATTCTTCTATTGCCCATATGTTCCACTTCAGATGGTTCGTGCGGTTGGTGAGAACAGTTTCCAACCAAAAATCGGGTTCAAGACTCGTTATGGATTGGTTGCTAACCCATATGCAGAAGGTACAACAGTTGGTAGCGGTGCTCTTACAGCTCGTGCAAATACCTACTACAGAATCTTCCGTGTAGACAATATCAATTCTGTATAATAACTATAAAATAGATTGATAGTACTTAGGGGGAGTTTTACTCCCCCTTTTTTTGGCATAAATATTAGGTGAAAAGGAGATTACAATGGATCTTGTATCAAATTCTGTAAATTTTTTAAATACACAAAACTTTACATTTAATAGTAATATATGTCCATCATTGGGCCCATATGTACAAGAATTAACTTTGCCTGGCATACAGTTAGGAGAAGCAATTGCAGAAACTCCTTTCGTTGCAAGAAAAGAGCCAGGAGATAAGTTAGTATATTCTCCTTTGGGTATTTCATTTACAGTAGATGAAGATATGAAAAACTGGTTGGAAGTTTATGACTGGATTACCGCTCTTGGATTTCCAGAAAATTTTCAACAATATGGAAGCTTTCAAAACGCAAAAAGAATTAACTTAAAGTCTGTATTTGATGACCTTACAATTCTTGTAAATAATAATCAAGAGCAACCAATTATAAGAGTCACATTTAAAGATGCATTTCCAATCTCTATTGGAGATATCCCATTAACAACATCTGCAACAGAGTCGGCCCCACCAGTCGCACAGGCAGATTTTCAATACAGAAACTATGTGGTGGAACGATTATAAATAATTATTAATTGAATGGATTTTTTATTATGAGTGAATACTCTAACTTATTATCAAAAATAGCAGAACTTACCAAAGAGTCCGAAAAGGATGTTAAGATTGATTTTCTGAGACTAGAAGACGAACTAGTTCACAATCAGAATCTAATTGGTAAGTGGATGACCTACCAACAAGTAAATCAGACAAAACTCCAGTTTATTGAACTCGACTATAAAAAATTAGTCGGAGATAAAATGAAATACTATACAGGCAAGATGTCTGAAGATGAAATCATATCCAAAGGATGGCAGATAGAAGGAACGAAAATTCTTAAATCTGATGTTGGTTCTTGGATGGATAGTGATCCAGATGTTTTAAAGTTAAAGAAAAATGTTTTACTTCAAAATCAAATTTTAGATTTAATTAGTAAGACGCTAGACATATTAATAGACCAAAAGAAATGGACTATAAAAAATTACATAGACTGGAAAAAGTGGTTAGAAGGTAATTAATGTCTAAATTTTATGCTGCTAAATTAAATGAGGTTTACTTGCAAGTAGACGCAGACGAACTTCATATGTTAAAGGAACTTGTGGACTACTTCACATTTAAAGTCCCTGGCGCCGAATTTATGCCTGCATATAAAAATAAGTATTGGGATGGTAAAATACGATTGTTCAATCCAACCAATTGTAAGTTGTATGTTGGACTACTAAATCAATTAAAATTTTTCTGTGATAAAAATGGTTATGAACTCTCCTTTGAAGATGATTTAACAGACACAAATTTTACAGATAATAATTTACAAGAGTTGTGTAAATACATCGATCCACATAGTCAGGGGAAGAAGATTGATTATAGAGATTATCAACTTGATGCTATCAAACATGCAATCAACTACAACCGAGCGCTACTACTTTCTCCTACTGCATCAGGTAAATCTTTAATTATATACACATTGGTAAGATTTTATAATATGCATCCTAATGTAAAGGGAAAGAAGATATTGATAATTGTACCAACAACATCTCTGGTTTCCCAGATGTATTCTGACTTTGCAGATTATGGTTGGAATGTAGAAAAATATTGCCATAAAATATTCCAAGGACAAAGTAAAGAAACCGACAAAAAAGTTGTAATATCTACATGGCAGTCCATTTATAAAATGCCTAGAGATTATTGGGATCAGTTTAATGTTGTAATAGGTGATGAGTGTCACTTATTCAAAGCGAACTCATTAAATAAGATTATGGACAGACTTACTAGTTGTAAATATAGATTTGGAACTACTGGAACTTTGGATGGAAGTAAAACTCATAAATTAGTTCTGACTGGATTGTTTGGTGATGTAAAACAAGTTACCACTACAAGAAAACTAATCGATAGCAAAACCCTTGCAGACTTCAGTATCAAGTGTATAGTATTAAAATATCCAGAGAAGATATGCAAGGAAATGAAAGGAACCAAATACGCAGATGAAGTAGAGTGGATTGTCACAAATAATCGCAGAAATGAATTCATCAAGAATCTGGTTCTTGATTTAAAGGGCAACACACTTGTCTTATTTAATTTTGTGGAAAAACATGGAATCCCACTACATAATTTGTTAAAGGATGGTGCAGATGAAAACAGAAGAGTCTTTTTTGTGCATGGAGGAGTTGACGCAGAAATTAGAGAAGAAATACGAAGAATTACGGAAAAAGAGAAAAACGCAATTATCGTTGCTTCTTACGGCACATTTTCTACTGGTGTCAATATTCGTAATTTACATAATGTAATTTTT